GGCATCCCTGCATCGGAACCAGAGCGTTTCCGTGGCCCCCAGTTCCACGGCGGATGGTTGGACGAGTTGGCCGCGTGGGAATACCTTCAAGACTCATGGGACATGATCCAATTCGGCATCCGATTGGGTAAGCACACCAAGCTGATTTGCTCCACCACACCAAAGCCCAAGGACTTGATCCTTGATCTGGTTGGGCGCGAAGGCGACGACGTGGTGGTGACCAAAGCATCGACCTACTCCAACATTGCCAATCTGGCTCCATCGTTCCAGAAACAGATTCTTCAGTACGAAGGAACGAACCTCGGCCGCCAAGAGATCCACGCCGAGCTCATCGACATGGAGGAGTCGGGAATCGTCAAGCGTACATGGTTCCGACTCTGGCCCGATGGTAAGCCCTTCCCTAAACTTGAATACATCATTCAGAGCTATGACTGCGCTACATCTGACAAGACATACAACGACCCCACTGGATCGATCACTATGGGCGTGTTTAAGCCTATGGATGGCGGTATGTCGGTGATGATCCTAGACTGTTGGCAAGAGCACCTTCAATACCCTGATCTGCGCCCCAAAGTGCTTGATGAGTATGAATCAGTCTTCGGCGAAGGACGGGACAAGAAGCTTGTGGACTTGGTTCTGGTGGAGGACAAGAGCGCAGGCATATCACTCATCCAAGACTTACAGCGGGCGCATCTGCCTGTGCATGCGTATAACCCTGGCAAAGCGGACAAAGTCCAACGCCTATCCATCGTGGCCAATATCATCAAAGCAGGGCGCGTGTGGGTGCCTGAGTCCAGTAAGCGCAAAGGCTTTGTCCGTGACTGGGCTGAAGGCATGGTGAGCCAGATCTGCTCCTTCCCTGAGACGGCACACGATGAGTTCGTGGACTGCATCAGCCAAGGGCTCCGATACCTGCGTGACGCAGGATGGATCAGCATCGATGCGCCACCCCGTGAGGAGCTCATGCAAGAGGACATCGACGACGCAGAACTCTACAACAGGAAGGGTCGATCAAACCCCTACTCGCAGTGAGGAATACTAGTTTAACTAGTAATCAATTTGTATTAAGAGGTGAAAATGAATGGCCGAGATCATCAAGACGATTGTTATAGGAAAGTCCTCCACATTGACGGAACGCGAATCACTTTGTCTGACCATAAGTTTGAGCTGTCAGCGACACCAAGGAACGAAGTGTGGGAACAGCAAGCAGTGCAGATGTTCAGAGAATGGATCAGATGGAGAAAGAGGCAAGAGGAGTTGCGCGAACTTGGGCCTATGTCAAGGTGATGCACGTTGCGACGATTGTCCGAGCATAGGATAATGGCGCAATGAAGAAGCCTAAACCTACTGTTAATCAAATGCGTGAGGAATTGCGTTTGTACCATGGTACAAGCGGGAAACCATTTCATGAATTTAAAGGAACAACTTGGTTAAGTGATTCACCTCATGTTGCATCAACGTATGCCAATAAACATACTGTGACCCCAAGAGTAATACCAGTACATGCAAGGCTCAAAAACCCATTAGAGGTTCATGCATATGAAGAAAATTACGGTAATCTTCCGTTAAATCTTTCCGTGCATGGAAATAATGGCAGAAGCACTCTTCATAGAGAGTTGGAGTTGCATGACTATGACCCAAACGAAGATACTATTGATTCTGATACCGTAGCAAGTCGAGCTAAAAAGCTTGGCTATGACGGTGTAATCTTTAGGAATATGGAAGATACTGGTGCTGGTCAAGACGCTGAAAACAATCCCTATTCAGATGTTTATGCGGTTTTTGATCCCAAAAAAATCAAGTCTGCAATAACAGGCAAGTCAAAAGGAAAAATTCCTATGGCCGATGGTGGCTCAGTTATGGGCATTAACGTCAAATCAGACACCAAAGCAGGCCGCCGATATGCCGACATGATTGTGGATGGACACAAGACTCTTGAGTCACGCAACAGCGATTCTTTGCGTCCTTATGTAGGCAAGCGCGTGGCGATTGTCAGAACTGGTGAAGGCCCTGCTAAAGCAATTGGTGAAGTGACTATTGGTAAGCCTATGGTGGCCAACAAGAAAAAATTTCGGTCACTAGAAGACAAACATCATGTGCCTGAAGGATCAGCTTTTGACATCAACACACCGACTAAACATTTGTACCCTATGCATGATCCTGTTCGTTATGACAAAGAACACGATGTAGGTCATGGAATCATAGCACGCAAGGTAATGCATAAAGCCAAAGGTGGCATAGTATCAATGCTATGCAAGCATGGACGCCCAGTAGACAGCGACTTAGATGCTATGAAAAAGATGAGCAATGGTCATAGAGTATTCATAGCCCATGAGCAAGATGAAAAACCTAGAGAGATTACATCTGTAAGTGAGATGCATGGTTATACCCCAGATCAAATATACACAATAGACCCAAAGCATTTTATGCAACACAAAGCAATTGGAGGCTCCATGCAACCACAATCAGAACCCACACTAGCTCAAATGCGCCTTGAGGTTGCCCGTCATAGCAACCCCGCAGTGATGAACAACATTGGCGTCAATGAAGCCGTGGACATCAATCCCAAGATGTTTGTTAATCCCAATCCCAATTCGTCTGGATTGCCTGATGTGGGTGGCGTGAAGACTGACAAAGGCGCTTTGCCTGTTGGTGGCGTAGACGTCAATCCAATGATGGCGGGCACACAGTTCATGCCCCAACAGCCACAACAACCCCAACAGCCACCACAAGGCCAACAAAGCCCATTCCCTAGCATGGCGCCTGCAGGTTCTGGCATGCCCCAAAGTCCAAGCAATATCTTGAACTTGACGCCTCAAGGCCAAGCCATGAGCGCCATCAAGCCACCCATGACTCCTAATATGGCCAAAGGTGGTGCAGTCGGTCACTTTGCCAAAGGCGGAAGCCAGAAAGAAAAAGCAGAAGAGTCTAAGCGTATTCTGGTGGAAGCCACAGGGCCAAATGGCATCAAGGGTATTGTTATTCCACGTCACATGTTGGAAGGTAAAACCTATGGTGGTACTGGGCCTAAAGCAGGACAGAAAGTTGAAGGATTGCATGATCTAAACAAAGCAAGAGCTAAAGTCTATGGATCAGAAAATCGTCCACCGTTAAACATTGGACAGATGGGCAGAATTCACAAGCAAGTATTGAGTGATCACTTTTCCAAACCAATTGATGAGCAAACAGCGGCCGAAAAAGAAGCGTTAGAAAGATTGCGCGAAGCCAAGCACATTGGATCTAAGGCAAACACATTGGATGAGAGCGAGAAGCTTGATACAGTGCGCCATGAGACCGATGACCAAGGACGTACTCATGTGGGTTATGCGGCTAAGGGTATTGCAGGCCATGCGCTGTATTCATCTGGCGATGGTAAGAATGAAAAGTTGCATGTGTTGAATACATGCCCTGGGCAAGTTGATGGGTGTGGTGGTGGCATTGATCAGAATGGAATCGTGGATACCAAACGTGGCTCATGCTTTGCCCCCAATGCTGAATCACAATACGTCAACGCGGCAGTACGTCGCGCCGCTCATGCGCAAGCCAAGCATGACCCTGCTATGACTCGCGATTGGGTTCTGGCTCATACTGGCTCATTGCGTGAAGCCGCTGATGAAGCCGATCAGAACAATCAGCGTTTATTGTTCAGACCCAATGTGGTGGATGAAAGCGATACATCATCACGTCATGTATTGCGTGGATTAAATGAACAACGCAAAAAAGAAGACAAACCACCAATTATTGCCAACAGCTATGGTAAAACTAATGAGTTGCATGATCCTGAAAATCATTACCATGTGACCCATTCCAATGTTGGCCCCAAGACCAAACACGGAAAAGAAATTACTGAAAGTATCAAGCGCGACAAAGCAAGAGTCCGTAATACAATTTTGGCTAGAGACAATCAAGGTGACTTTGTCAATGAGCAAGGCAACAAGACGCCACCTAAGAACTCATACATGGTGACCAATGTAAAGCGTGGCTCACCATTCGACAAAGAAATGCAGAACACCATCACGCATGCTAAGTATTGGTCAATCCCAAGGCCACTAAACGAGCTTACAGAGATGGAAAAGGACGAGGGTAGTGAAGGCCATTACGATGGCAAAGGAAAACCCACAACGCCTGATAAAGCTCACTATGGACATATGGTCATAGGAGATAACCGTTACGACTATCAAAAGCAACACATATTGCATCCAAGGCTAGTTCAAGTGGGTACAAACAATGATGGTACGCCCCACATGATTCCTACGGACTCACGCTTCTTGGACAACAAAGAGTTGGACAAAAAAATTCCGCGAAGCAAGCAATTTAAGACTAAGAATGGTAAGCGCGCAGGCTTGATTTTGATGACGACTCCAACCGAGTCCACGCCGAATCATGAACATCATTCATCGTTTACGCATGATGTAAACCCAACGCACTTAGAATACGCCAAGAAAAATAATGGTGAGTATGAGATTGATCCACCATTGGCTCAAGAATTTGCAAGGGGCAAAGAGTATGTTGCACCTGAACCCATGAAGATGGTTAAGAAAACATGGGCTACTGGTGGAGCTGTACATTCATCATTGAAGCAGTTGGACTATAACGATGACTTCAATGCATTCCCTGAAACAAATTTTGCTTCACAGCACCATCTTGCAAAGCGCCGAGCAATTAAAGAATAAGGATAAATAATGGCAGAAGATATCAACATTGACGAACAGGAAGACGGATCTGCTGTTGTAGACATGCCAGAGATGGATGTCGATGAACTGCCAGATGGTTCAGCGGTCATACAAATCGACGATGGCCCTGAGTTCAATCCTGACTTCTACGACAACTTGGCTGATTCAATTAGCCCAAGCGTTGTCAGTGATTTAGTTTCCAGATACCGTGATCTACTTGAGTCTGACAAAGAAGCTCGTGAACTGAGGGACAAGCAGTATGAAGAAGGAATCAAGCGCACAGGGATGGGGAATGATGCGCCTGGTGGTGCAACCTTCATGGGCGCATCCAAAGTTGTTCACCCTGCAATGGCAGAGGGCTGTGTTGACTTTGCCGCTCGCGCCATTAAAGAGCTCTTCCCATCCGATGGGCCCGTTAAGTCAAAAATCATCGGGAAGCAAGACGACCTAAAGGCGGCCATTGCCGAGCGTAAGGTTGACTTCCTTAACTGGCAGATCACCGAGCAAATGGGTGAGTTCAGGGATGAGCTAGAGCAGTTGTTGACTCAATTGCCTTTGGGTGGCTCACAGTACATGAAGCTGTGGTACGACGAAGACAAGAAGCGTCCTTGCATTGAGTTCTTGCCAATTGACCGTGTGATTCTGCCATTTGCGGCAACTAACTTCTACACGGCACAGCGTGCGGCTGAAGTGCATGAGATCACTCAGTATGAGATGGATCGACGCATTGCTTCTGGCATGTACCGCGACATCAACTATGTTCAAGCCACCGAGAACATGGAAGAGGGCAAAGTTGCAAAGGCCAACAACAAGATCGAGGGTAAGCAGTTCGAGGCCAATAAGGATGGATTGCGCAAGGTATACCACATCTACACATGGTTAGAATTGGAAGACGACAAAGAAACGCACGGTAAGAGCGCGCCCTACATCTTCATGATCGATGAATTGGACAATGAATGTCTAGGCATCTATCGCAATTGGGAAGAGAGCGATGAAACCATGTCCAAGTTGGATTGGGTGGTTGAGTTTAAGTTTATCCCTTGGAGGGGTGCATATGCGATTGGTCTCCCTCATCTCATTGGTGGATTGTCCGCCGCCCTCACTGGCTCGCTTCGTGCGCTCTTGGACTCAGCCCACATCAATAACGCGGCCAC